CTTTGCGATCCACCACCAAACCCCCGACTTTTAACAAAGCGTTCTGCGCCATAATCGCAGCGTTAAACGAACCTTGAGCTAAAGCTTGATCTCTAATATCGTATAAATCTTTAACCGCTCGTTCATAATTTAGCTCGTACTTTTGGCGAGTAGCCGCCATCAAGAACTGAATCTCCTTCTGTACCTTTGGATTTTTATTCAACCGCAATATCGCTTGCATCGGATCTTTATAGCCTGCCTTCTTCGCACAAGCCGTTTTCGTTAAACGTGGTAGATTAACCAAAAACCAAACGTAATACCTTTGCCGTCTTGATAACTTGTTCTCCAGATCAACATATTCAATCGGGGGCAACTCATCATCTGAAACAATACCGCCAAACTCCACTTGATGTTCTTTGATCGTTTCAAAACCTTTGGGATTAACTCTTGCCATAAGCAGATTATAGATAAACTTAGCGCCCTCTTCAAACTAAGCTATAAGGCTTAGGCCCTTATAGAACGACACTATCCCATACTATCCTATAGTATGTAGATTTCATTTTAGCTACAAGCCTGATAAAAAGTCAAGTTTTAGTAATTTTTACTACAGATAGTAAAGTCAAACCCTCTGACAAAAATGAAAAAAATGACAATAATCTGAAACCCTTATGCTTAGTGGCTTTTACCCCCGCAGACTTTGCCTGACAAAATTAGACAAAAATAGCTATACTCCAACACTCTGTAAAATATGTTTAATAACTTCGACAGTCCAACCATTACCTAACATTTTATATCTCTGTGTATTAGACACATGATTAGTATAATTATCAGGAACTGTTTGTAATCTTTCACATTCTAAAGGTGTTAGCTTTCGCCAGGTTAAATCTTCTTGAGCTACCTTTGGCTCTCTGTTACCACCACCACCAGCATTAAGACAAGGTGATTTACCTTCAGGGCTATACACTCTTCTCAATATATCGTGTCCTTTGATGTCAGCAGCCATACCAACCTGTTTTGGTTTGCCATCATAATCACAAGCCAAGTAATCGCCTTGTCTGCCATTTTTGACATATTCCATAGCTGATAAATTACTGGCTTTTTCTTTTGTGTAATCAATTAAACACTTTCTGCCTTTTTGTCTTTTAGCAAACTTATCAGACATCTTGGTAAAATTTTCTGGCTCTGTCTCTAATATATCCCTTAAAACTATGCCCCTATCTTCTGGTTGCTGTATGTTAGGTATATTAGTCCAATAATATCTCTGTCTTGATTGTGCAGAAACTAAAGCAGAATTGATAAGAACAGGCTCTATACCAAAAGCTATTTCTGGATAACACTTAGACACCTCTTGCGAAATTATATCTAAAAACTCTTTCTTCATTCTGACATTTTCTAATAAAAAGTATTTAGGCTTGATGTCTTTAAGCAAACGAATAAACTCAAAGAACAAAGCAGATCTAGGATCGTCAAAAGCCAACTGTTTACCTGCAAATGAAAAACCTTGGCAAGGACTGCCACCCATAATTAAATCAACATCTGCAAAATCTTTTGGATCTAAGTTAGTAACATCACCCACCTGAACGGTATTAGGGTAGTTGGCTTGTGTTACTTGGATAGGATACTTATCTATCTCACTTGCGTAATATGTTTCAACGGGTATGCCGAGCTGGTCTAAGGCTATCTGACCACAACTCATACCATCAAACAAACTTAATACTTTCATCTCTAAATAAAAAAGGGGCTTTCGCCCCTAATCATTACACTATACTAACCTTTTTTTTATAAATATAGTTTTGCACCAAGCTATCCAAATGTTTATGTTTAAAAGTTGTTTCCTTTAGCAAATCCATTTTAAAAAACTCATTACAGTTTCTTTGTGCAAATATTAAAGCTAAGTCTATTAAACCCTCTGCATTAAGTTCATCATTAGATTTTTTTATTTTTTTCATAAATACCTCCGTTAAATTATTTTAAGAACAAACTAGCTCTAGGCTAGAACTTCTATTATAACACACTCTTATAGGAATTGCAACAGTTTGTAACAGGCTGATAATTTACTCTTCGCCTAAAAAGAGAATTTTGAAAATGCTGTTATCGTTTTTAGAATACTTGGCCATGATCTCATACAGTGCTTTGACACATGCAGGCTCGTCGCCAATCTTGCCCAGGAGTTCGGCATAAGCGTAGCTTATCATGATTAAGGAAGTATCGACTGCTGACTGGCCCCGTCTTTCATAATTATCATACAAGGAGTTCAGACTATCGGTAATTTCCTTCACATCAGGTTTTGATCGACGCTCATCAAGCTTTACTACTTTTAAACTCATATTTCAAGTCTAGCATTAATAAAAAAAATATGGTAGAAAGAAGCAGGAGCTTTGCCGCCGAGTGCTCCTGTTACTCTGATCCCACTATCGGAGAGTGATAAGGGATGCGGAAAACCAGGGTTTAGATACCTTGATCAGTAATACAAAAATCGCAATCACGCATAAAAGTATCTACTTCAAAACGTGGATTTTTACATTCAGTACCAATATACTTTTTGTAATAGTTTTTGTATTGGTCAACAATCTCTTCGTAAGATTCGAAACCAAATTTGAAAGCTTCGCTAAAAGCCCTTTCTTTGTTAGGATTAGAAAGAATCTCATCCGTTAATTCGATATGTAAATCGCTACATCTACCCATAATATTCTCCTTCATTATTTATTATTTACTTCAAGTAGTAATATAATATTAAAATATGTTATGCTAAAATGCAACATGAAGGAGAAAGCATGAAAAAATATGTCGAAACTAATACTATTAAAAGTTTAGATGATCTATCTTTACTTGAACAAGCAGAGCATCTTAAGTGGTGCGCTGAAACTGCCATGTCTGAGCTTAAGCAACAAGACCAAAAACAATACGATTTGTTACTTGAATCTTTAACAAAAGTACCAATCTTCCCAGTCAAGGAGCGCACATGAACATACCTAAATCATTAGAAGCTTATGAATTCGAAGTCTTAGGTGAAGCCATCTACTTTCCTTTTATGGACAATAAAAATTATCATGAGGGCCCAGGCTTATCCTCATCGAAAATTAGACGGTTTGGCGTGTCACAATTACACGCCTTAGAGGAAGAGATGGAAGATTCTTCTGCACTAAGGTTTGGGACTGCAGCTCATGCCTTAGTTGTAGAGGGAGAAACAACTTTTAACAATGAAATCGCTTGTTTATCAGGCTCACCCTATACTAGGGCCAACAAAGAAGCACGTGCTGAGTTTGAGGCCCGTGGTCTGACCGTTATTTCTACAGAAGATAGGCAAAAAATATTTGCTATGAACGAAGCCTTGATACCAGAAGCCAAAAAAATGTTACAGCCTTCAAGCAACGAATACCCACCTCAGTTTAATTTTCCTTACGAGCGAGCAATCTACTGGTGGGAGGGGGAAACGTTTTTGAAAGTAAAAGCCGATGTTGTGCGTTACCCTCTGCAAGGTGTTTACAGCCAGAATAGAATTATTCTTGTTGATTACAAAACCACTACTGATTGTTCGCTACGTGGGTTTACTAACTCAATAAGAAAATACCAATATGATCTACAAGCAGCTTGGTACAAACAAGGCTTTGAAAGGGCTGGATTTGAGGTACAAGACTTCTTTTTTGTAGCACAAGAGAAAAAACCTCCTTATGCTTCAAAAATTTTTAAAATGAAAGCCGCAGATCTTGAGCGAGGTTGGTTAGAGCTAGAGCGTTTACTTGGAGAATACAACGCTGTAAAAAATGGTAAAGAAGCCAGCGTATATAATACGCCTGATTTAGTAGAGGTTGAATTAAACAAATGAATATCGAAAAAAATACTACCTGGAAAATAGTCAGCAATAAAATGAGGATATTTTATGAAAATTGATAAGATAGGAATAAATTTAGAGTTTGAAAAGAATGTACCGTTTCCTTTGGGTAAACCAATACTCAAAGATAGACCAGCAACAGCTAAGGATCTTATTTGTTTGTGGGTAGAAAACGAAGGGGAAGTTGGCGACAGCTTCAAGATCCAAGGCTACAAACTAAAAACAAATGTCTGCGGACATTTCGTTTATAAGACTAGTGAAAAAGGTTATCGTTTTCGTTTAAGTTATAGAACTTTAGACAAAGCTAAAGAAGTATATCGTGTATGGATCACAGAAAAATATCGTATTGATAAACTTCCAGATGGCAGATGGGATTACACAGGTGCTTGGCATGAACATAAAAGAATAGCAACTTCTAATTGGGAGGATGAGATATGTTGAAAATTGATAAGGGCGTACCACAAATACCTAATGGCAAATATCATAAAATTGTACTAGAGATGGAAGATGGTGATTCTGTATTACTCACAAAAAAAGAAGCTGGTGCTTTGAGGCAAGCGATTTATAAATATTGTCCAGGCTATAGAGCTAGGTGGCGAATTTGTAAAGAGGAGCTGAAACTTGATCAGCATATGTACAGAGTTTGGAAGGTGAAAAAATTATGAAGTGGGGCACACATAGAGAGATGATTGAGCCTTCTATAAAAAATAAAGACTATTACAAAAAAAGAATCAAACAACTAGAAACTGATTTAGCGGTTGCTCAAGCAAAAGAAGAAACTATCAGGAACGAACTTTTCCTGACCTTGTGTGAATTTAAGGATTACAAAGAAAAAAATGAAAAGTCTTAAAAAACAAGCAGGTGGGAACCACTATCTCAAATATCCAATCCAACCTATTGAATATGCACAAAAAAATAAGTTAAATGCTTTAGAATTTAATATAGTAAAATACGCTACCAGGCATCAAGATAAAGACGGATCTAAGGACGTATGTAAGATTATTGATTGTGCTATAAAGTTACTAGAATTTGAATACGGCCAGGAGTACAAAACAGAAAACAAATAAGTCTGCGAGAAGTTTGCTTCATATCCCAGGTAGTTTTTCATAGTGTTTCTACCAAAAGTTAAATTTCTCGCTCTAAAAAAAAAGGGAGTCCGAAGACTCCCAACTACATTGAGCGGGTAGGGGTAAGCTACAATGTAGGTTTTCCGACAGATGGTGAGCCATCGTCGAACTTATTATAATTTAACACTTTAAGCCTAGTAGTCTGAATCTCGTTACCTTCATTATTTGTAAATGAATCTGGTACTTGTATTACATCTAAAACAAGTTGTTTATTAACGAAAGATAAAACAGAGGTTGGAAACTGTTTGAAGCCTACAGCCTTTGCTAAAGCACTAAATATCTCATTTGATATTCTTTTAGCATCTGGATCTGGGTTCCATAAGTTATACCATTCCTTATGATCTCTGTATTTACCGCCTTCAATTTGAAAGACTACACGCAGGGTCCAGTTGCCTGCCTGCGATTTGTATTTTTCTGCATCTATAATTTTTGCTATATGTTCTCCGCTAGGCGCAACCTCTATTTGTGCTGGTCTAGTTGTAGGTTCATTAACAAAATCTACCCCATCAAAATCACGTTCCATTTTTTCCTCCTTTTATAGATTGTAATTGTGTAGTGAATCCTAGCTTAGTAATTACATCAACTAGGTTAGGTTCTTCAAACGGCTCAAGCTTACCTGAGCGGTCTTTTGCGGTGTACCCTTGGCCAACATCAGTTTGCAACCATCTTCTTTTTACCACTTGACCGTCATCATCTTGGTCCTCAATAACTCTTAGTGCAAGAACTTCATCAAAAAAATATGTTATTGACTGCCCTAATTTAGTACCAACCATCTTTGGTTCATACTGCATTACGTTGTCTACATTTTGTTTCTCCATCTTGCAAACAAAAACCACGTGCATTTGTAAATCTCGATAAGCACGCATAACATTTGTAACTGTTTCTTGAACATTACCATAAGCCATACGTGGATCTTTATGACGTTGTTTTTCAAAATTAAGTAATATTTCAGACATCTCTGATACGGAGTCAAGACAAACCGTATCGTATTGCAGTTCACCATTCTTCAACATATCATGTATGTCCATAATCTCTGATGCTTCCTTGACTTCGATAGCATCAACATTCTCACGATCTCTTATAGAAAGCAAACCACTTTCCATACTTATCATGAGCACACGACCTGGTGCGCTAGCACAAAGAGATGTTTTACCAGCTCCTGCTGCACCATAAACTAAAAGCTTAACCCCTTGTTGGTCAACCAACTCATTAGGTTTTACTATTCTTTCTTGAATCGACATTAGCTTTTCCTCCTGTTGCATTAGTATAAAAGCTAGTCTACTCTATGTCTAGTATTATTTGAGGAAAAACTATTGTCAAAACTAAATATTGTTTGGTATGCTAACTATAACTTTCGTATGCGAGAGATTGCTAAGAAAGAATTACTTAGCCTGGAAAATGTAGGGGTCTTTCCAAAATTTACAGAGAGAGTCTTTCTT